GTGAAATGACTGTTACTACTATTGGCGATACTGCTTTTGGTTTGTATTCATTAGCAGATGGTGTTGGTAGTGTTATTTGGACTGATAACAATTTTGCTGGTAGGACAGGAACAACTGGCGGTTCATACTTAAATAGCGGAAATAAAATTAGTGGAGGTTCTAGTTCTGCTTATGGGGCATCCTTTACTACTGGAGATGTAATTGCTTGTGCTTATGATGCTGACGCTGGAACAGTTGTATTTTACAAAAACAATACAAGTCAAGGAACCGCATTTACTGGATTTACAGGCGGATATGCTTTTACTCTTGCAGTAGAAACTGGCGCTGGAACAACAGATTTAGCTATTAATTTTGGGCAGCAACCCTATGTCTACACAGCCCCAGCTAATCATTTAGCCCTTAACACATTTAACCTATAAGACTATGCCTACACCTACAATACCTGCTGGCAATTTGTTTATGAACGCTACCCTGTATACGGGTACGGGAGCGGCTTTGACAGTTACTAATGGTGCGCCTGGACAGTCTTTTGAACCTGGATTTTTATGGCTTAAGAATCGTTCACTTGGTACAGGTGGCAACCATGTTGTATATGATGTGGTGCGTGGTGGGCCGTCAAACGAGTTGTACCCAAACTTAACTAACGCAGAAGCAGCAACAACAGGGGCATTGAGTTCATTAAATTCAAATGGGTTTACGCTTAGTAATGGTGGAGATTTAGTTCGGTACAACAGCAACGGTAATGCTTATGTCGCTTGGCAATGGAAAGCAGGTGGCGCAGCCGTCACCAACACAGCAGGCACTATATCAAGCCAAGTAAGCGCAAACACAACAAGCGGTTTTAGTGTTGTTACTTATACAGGCACGGCAGCTAACGCTACTGTTGGTCATGGTCTGGGTGTAGCACCTAGCATGATTATTACTAAAAATAGAGATTCTTCAACTGATTGGTGGGTTTATCACGTATCTTTAGGAAATACAAAATATATTAAACTAAATTCAACTGACGCAGAAATAACAAGCTCATCCGCTTGGAATAATACATCTCCAACATCTACTGTATTTAGTTTAGGTGCGTCAAATCCATCAAACGCAAACCAAGATGTAGCATACTGCTGGACACCTATCGCTGGCTACTCTGCATTTGGCTCGTACACAGGTAACGGCTCGACTGATGGTCCGTTTATTTATACGGGGTTTAGACCTAGGTTTGTTTTAATTAAGAGAACTAACGCAGCAGAAGATTGGAATATTTGGGATTCTTCAAGAAGTCCTTTTAACTTAGCTTCTGTTATGTTAAGACCAAATAGTACTGATGCAGATGATGGTACTGTCGCTGGTATTGATTTATTGTCCAATGGTTTCAAATGGAGAAATACTTGGAGTGGAACAAATGCCAGCGGTTCAACCTACGTATACGCTTGCTGGGCTGAGAATCCCTTTAAATACGCCAACGCCCGCTGATTAATTAACATAAGGAAAAAACATGGCACATTTTGCTAAAGTTGAAAACGGTCTGGTAGTTCAGGTTGTTGTTGCTGAACAGGACTTTATCTCTACTGGAGCTTTGGGCGACCCAGCTTCATGGATTCAGACTTCATACAACACCCGTGGAAACGTCCACTACGACCAAAACGGTAACGTAGACGCTGAGGGAACTCGTGGTAACTACGCAGGTATTGGTTACACATACGATGCGCAAAACGATGTATTCGTAGCTCCACAGCCATCTGCTGACCATATTCTGGATACAGATACATGGACTTGGTGGAATCCCACTGCTACTGACCCAGTTGAAACAAAGCCAGTTAAACCAGCTATTCCAGTTCCAGTGGTAGTCCCAGTGGTAGCGCCAGTGGTAGAGGCTATTGTTGCGCCAGTAGTTGTTGAAACCCCTGTAGAAGAAGTAGCTCCAGTTGCTGAGGAAACGCCAGCCGAAACGGTAGTTGAAGAACCAGCGATAGTTGAAGAGCCAGTGGTAGCGCCAACAGAGAAAGCCAACAATGAAACAAATCGTTGAAGCTAGAACATTAGAAAGTGGACTGATTGAGCCGCACCACGAAATAGAAGTGGTGTGTTCGGCTTGTGGTTACGACTTAGATAAAGCCGAATTGCAAGCCGATGTCTGCTCAGACTGTAACGCTCCCTTAAACCTTAAACAACACATTTCCATCCATGCGACATCTGTTCCTGCCGCTGGTGGCGGAGTAATGTAAGGTGAAGTTCTATGTCCGATCCGTTAGGGCTTTTAGAGGGAGTAAAGGGGCTTAGTTCTGGGCTGGATTCTGCTCGTGAAGCGGGCAAGTCTGTAAGTAAACAGATTGAAAGCATACAAAAAGATGCGGTAGATGTAGCAAAGCAACAAGCGCAAGACCGCATACGAGCAAGACGGGAAGCAGAATTTAAGAAGGAACGAGCGCTGGTTAAAGCGCTTGATGAATGGAAGCGAAAGAAACAAATCTCCGATGAAGAGGCAGATTTAAAGATTAAGTTTGTAAAGCAGTACGGCGCTAAAGAATGGGATGCGTTACTTAGGATTAAGCTGGATATAGAGAATATGGAACGCAAGAACAACGAAGAGTTCCAGCATGATTTAAAGGCAGTAAGGCGGGTTCAGTTTTATTGTTTCGTTGCCGCATTGGTTGTAACCCTGTGGCTTAAGTTTATTTTAGGAGCTTTTTAATGTTAGGACTAGACACCATTGTTAGCGTAGGAATGAAAATCCTTGATAAAGTTATTCCTGACCCTGCCGCCAAAGCAGAAGCACAACAAAAGCTATTAGAGTTGCAACAACAAGGAAGAATAGCAGAACTTCAAGCTGATTCAGTAGAAGCCCAAGAATTAACAAAACGGCAAGGTGCGGATATGGCATCTGATAGCTGGCTTTCTAAAAATATTAGACCAATAACACTAATAGCCATTTTAGGGGGTTATTTTACATTTGCAATGATGTCTGCATTTGGTTACGAAGCCAACCAAAACTACGTAACTTTGCTCGGAAATTGGGGGATGCTTGTGATGTCGTTCTATTTTGGTGGCAGAACCCTTGAGAAGATTATGGACATGAAGGCTAAGGAAAAGAACGAATGACGTACGATCATTTAGACAAACTAGGTATTGACCATAAATGGCTTGCTCCCTTAGAGGAGACTTTTGTTAAGTACGATATTTCTACGCCAGTCCGTCAGGCTTGTTTTATGGGGCAATGCGCCCACGAGTCTGGCAACTTTAAGACTTTGCAGGAAAACCTTAATTACAGCGCAGAAGGTTTAATGAAGACTTGGCCCAGCCGCTTTGCCACTAAAGAAATAGCCGACCAGTATGCCCGTCAACCAGCTAAGATAGCAGGTAAAGTCTACAACGGACGTTTAGGCAATACTTCTGAGGAAGAGGCTTCCATGTATTTGGGAAGAGGGTTAATTCAATTGACTGGCAGGGAGAACTATGCAAACTGCGGAACTGCTCTTGGTATTGATCTTATTGGAAATCCTAATTTTTTAATTGAACCCAAGTATGCGGCTTTAAGCGCTGGCTGGTTTTGGAATAAGAAAGGTTTAAACGGCTTGGCAGATACATCAGATTTTGAGACAATGACTAAGCGTATCAACGGTGGATTGATAGGTTTAGAAGACCGCAAGGTTAAAATAGCCAAAGCGCTAACCGTACTAGGGTAAACCCGAATGCCATTACAGAAGCTCCAGTTTAAGCCAGGTTTAAACAGAGACCAAACTAACTATACCAACGAAGGCGGTTGGTACGAGTGTGACAAAGTTCGCTTTCGTTCTGGTTATCCTCAGAAAATAGGTGGCTGGCTTCGTTATGGCACATTTACTGTTGTTGGTATCTGTCGGCAGGTTTTTAACTGGGTTACCACTGCTTCGGATAACTATCTGGCTCTTGGCACGTCTAAAAAACTATACATTGAAGCGGGTCAAATTCTTAATGACATTACGCCAATACGTCAGACCTTTGTCAGTCCAGCAACTAATAACTGCTTTACCACGGTTAATCTCTCTAAAACCGTCACTGTGACTATAACGGCTCACGGAGCCTCAGACGGAGATTATGTAACCTTTTCAGGGGCGGTAGCGGTCGGCGGGATTACTGCGACTACCCTAAATACTGAGTTTATTATTACCTTAGTAAGTGCAAACTCCTTTACGATTACCGCTGCGACTGCGGCTACGTCTTCAACTTCTGGAGGCGGTACTGGAATTACAGCCGCTTTTCAGATTAGCGTAGGAAATGATAATGCTGCATACGGAAACGGTTGGGGTGCAGGTACATGGAGTCGTGGAGCTTGGGGTTCTGGAAGTGCTACACCAGTTGTTACTTCGCAGCGAGATTGGTTTTTGCAGAACTTTGACAATGATTTAGTCGCCAATATTCGTAATGGCGTTATCTATTATTGGCAATATTCAGGTGGTCCATCAACTAGAGCTACCCCACTGGCTACTACAACCATAGACAGCGTTGCGCCTGCTGATGTACCTACGCAGGCAATGCAAGTTCTAGTGTCTCAAAACGACAAACACCTTATTTGTTTTGGTGCTACTCCCTATGGAGGAGGATCATTTGACCCCCTATTAATCCGCTGGGCCACCCAAGATCAGCCTAATGTCTGGACTCCACTAGTTACTAATTCAGCAGGATTTTTGCGAGTTTCCCGTGGCTCTGCCATTGTTTGTGCAGTTGCAACACGGCAGGAAATTCTTGTATTTACTGAAGGAACTCTAAGTTCCTTACAATTCTTAGGCACAACAGACGTATTTGGTATCCAAGAGCTGGCTGACAATATCTCAATCCTTAGCCCTCGCTCAGTTGCTGTAGTAAATAACACGGCTTATTGGTTTGGGCATGACAAATTCTATGCTTATGGCGGTCGAGTAGAAACGCTGCCTTGTACTATCCGTAACCACGTATTTCAGAACCTAAACTACGCTCAAGCCGACCAGATTGTGTGCGGAACTAACGAAGGTTGGAATGAGATTTGGTGGTTCTATCCTACGGCAGATAGTCAAGTTAATAATGCCTATGCAATATACAATCATTTAGAGAAGATTTGGTACTACGGCACTATCGACCGCACAGCTTGGTCAGACTCCTCACTAAGGGAATACCCTCAAGCTCTGACTGCGACTTACTTTACAGGTGCAGTATCAGGCACAACCTTAACGGTATCGTCTGTTTCTGCTGGCATTTTGACGGTTGGTTCAGTAATTACTGGTACAGGAGTATCTACAGGCACGATTATCACTGCTTTAGGCACAGGATTAGGCGGTGCAGGAACGTATACAGTTAATATCTCGCAACTTGTTGTGCAGACCGCAATGACGGCTGATAGTGTCATATATAACCACGAGCAAGGTTTAGACGACAATATTCTGCCAATGAACTCCTATATTGCGTCTTCGGACTTTGACTTAGTAGACGGGGATCAGTTTATCCTAACCAAGCGGATAATCCCCGACATTAACTTTGCCGAATCTACTGCGGATGCTCCTGAAGTCACTATGTTTATTAAGCCACGGAACTTTCCAGGCAACGCCTACTCTAATACCGAAACAGGTGCAGTAATTGAGACTTCGGTTGATATATACACCGACCAGATATTTATGCGGGCTAGGGCACGTCAGATGGCAATTGAGATTGAATCCACCGATTTAGGGGTTCAGTGGCAGTTGGGTAGCCCTAGGCTTGACGGCAGACCAGACGGAAAACGCTAATGGGGATGCAAAAGTTTCGGGCACCAGCTTTGCCTCTGGCTACGCCTGAATATAGCGAACCGCAGTTAGCCCAGTTAATTGGTGTTTTAAGGCTTTATTTTACCCAGTTGGACTCAAATGCCGCTTTACAAGTAGACGGAATTCGGCTATTAAATTTACCAACATCGGGTTACAATCTGCCAGAGGGCACTGTATTTAAGGTTGGGGAAGACCTTAAGATTGTTGTGCCTAATGTTTCTTATCTATTTGGAGTATCAGCCACAGCTAATGTGGGGACAGTGACGGTGACTACTATATGAACTACTACGCACAGGGCGGTCAAGCCCAAGGACTAAAAGCATTAGCTCAAGAGCTACCTAAATATGGTCGTTACGGTGATGACGTAGTGGCACATATCAGCTCAGACGAAGCTAGAATGCTTCAGGCTATGGGGGGTTCGGGAACAATTAACCCACAAACGGGTCTGCCTGAGTTCTTTTTTAAAGGTATAAGTAGGGCAATTGCCGCACCATTTAGAGCAGTTAATGAAGTTGTAAAGGCTATTCCTGGTATTGGACCAGCAATTGATAAAGGATTGGTTGGTTTAGATAAAGCTGTTGGAAACACCATTCCTGGCGGCTGGAACACCCTTGCTCAGACCGCTTTAGCATTTACTCCAATTGGACTTCCTGCAAAAGTAGGTCTTGCGGCATTAGGTGGTAGCGGGGCATTTGGTCCAAGCGGTAAGTTTAATTTACAAAAAGCGCTTTTAAGTGGCGCTATGGCTTATGGTGCAAATCAATTAACTGCTGGTCTTTCAGAAGCTGGTGGAGGAGCAACTTATGATCCTTCTGCTGGTTTAACTGATGCTACAGCCAAAGCCGCATCTAATATAGATCCATCAGTACTAGAAGGAATGACTGCTGAACAAGTAGCAAATGCTGCATCTTCTACACCATATTATCAGGCAGCTCAAAGTAACATAGATCCATCTTTATTAGAAGGTATGTCTAAAGCGCAAGTTGCTGGTGCGGATGTATTACCATCGGTTCCAAACGCACCAGCCCCGTCCTTTATGAGCAGAATGGCATCTGGAACTGCTGACAATTTATCTGCTGCTGGTCGTGGAATTGCTAATCTTTCTGGATTTGGAACTGGAGCATCAGAAGCGGCTACCAATTTTGTTAAGCCTGTAACTACTAGTGGTATGGCTGCTCTTGGAATTGGTGCAATGGGAGCAATGCAGTTAGACGAACAACAGAAGATGCTAGATTCACAGTTAGCATCAGGAAACATAGCTCAATCTGAATACGATGCAAATACAGCAAGAATTAATGAATCTCGTAAGCGTAGTGAAGATGCTATGAGAGCAAATCCATATCAATTTGCTATGGGCGGCTCGGTAGATGATGAGTCTGGAATGGACGAAGCCCGTGGAATGATGCAAGGCAACTTGCAAAAAGGGTTATTTAATATGGGATACGCTGAAGGTGGAACTGCAAGATTCCTATCGGGTGGCGGTGATGGAATGAGCGATTCTATAAAAGCCAAGATTAATGGCTCCCAAGAGGCTCGCCTTGCAGATGGCGAATTTGTTATTCCTGCAGACGTAGTTAGTCATTTAGGTAATGGATCTTCTAAGGCTGGTGCAAAACAGCTATACAGCATGATGGACAGAGTCCGCTCTGCTCGCACAGGTCGCAAAGCGCAAGGCAAACAAATTAACCCAGCCCGATTAATGGCTGCTTAAGGAAAAATTATGGCAACGACAACAACTACAGTTACAGGACAGCAATCGATCCCAACCGAGTTAATGCCGTATTTTACGGGCGTTGGCACGGAAGGTTCTGCGGGCTATATTCCTGGTTTATTGCCAACAGCTCAAAAAATATTTTCTAAAGATTATGAAAATGCTTATGGAGCTGACTTTACAAAGTCTGGCTTTGCTGGTGCTGGACGTATAGAAGACTTAAACACTAATCAAAAATTAGTTGGTACAGAACTTGCGAGCATGACCACTCCAGGACAGTTTGCGCTTGGTTCTGGTGCGGCTAGTTCTGGTATTGCTTCTTTAGCTGCCATGACTGATCCTACAAAAACTTTGTCTTATATGTCTCCATATATGCAAAATGTTATTGACGTTAATAAACAAGAAGCGTTGCGGGATGCACAAAAAGGGTTGACTGCCCAAAACTTAGCATCAGCCAAACAAGGCACATATGGCGGTGCTCGTAATGCGCTTATGATGTCTGAAGCAGACCGTAATTTACAAACCAAGCTGGGCGGGATTCAGTCACAAGGTATGCAGGCTGCGTTTGATGCAGCGCAAAAAGCTCAGTTAGGCTCTGCTACAGCCTATGGTCAGTTAGGAGATGTATTAACTAAATCAGGCATATCCGAGCAAGGTGCGGATATTGATCGTCTTAAAACTTTAGGGGCTTATGGAGATCTAGAGCGAGGCGTTAGTCAACAAGAAACCGATGCTAAATACCAAGATTTTTTAAATAAAATGAGTTATCCACAGCAACAACTTGGCAATATGGCTGATATTCTTCGTGGCGTACCAATTGCCAAAACAGGTGAAACTTCTTCCACTACAACTCCTCCCCCTAGCTTTGCAAGTCAATTAGCTGGTATGGGATTAACAGGTTTATCTTTATACAATATGTTCGGAAAATAATATGAGCATACTCAGCGCAATTAAACAACAAAATAGTTCTATTGATGATCTAGCTGCTTTACCACAAGCCATGATTATGCAAATGGCTCAGAAAAAACAAATTAGCGAAGAAATGTTAGCTCCCATTCTTGCCCGTAAAGCAGAGATGGCTGATGCTTTTGCAAGACAAAACGCATTAAAGAATGCTGGACAGACTCCTCCTACAGTGATGGAGCAGTTGATGGCGCAGAATGCTCAAGCAGAGCAGCCACAAATGCCACAGCAGATGCCGCAACAAATAATGCCTCAAGAGATGCCTCAAGAAATGCCTCAAGATATGGGAGTGGCTCAATTGCCTATTCCAGAACGTCAGTACGCTGGCGGTGGCATCATTGCTTTTGCCGATGGCGGTTTATCTGACGAAGATCAAGATTATGAAGATGCTTTAGAAGAGGCTGACTACGATGCAATGATTGAGTCGGCAATGAATGCGGGAGAAGAAGACTACACTCCAGTTTTTGAAACTAAACAAGCTAAAGGTTCGCCACAAAGCTTTCCAAATTCAGAAAGAAGCGTAGGAATTGTTTCTGGTCGTGCAGAGCCAAGTGGAGATATAAGATCTCGTCTTCTTTCCACTATTATGCAAAAAGAGAGTGGCGGTAGACGTTACGATAAGAACGGCAACTTGTTAACCTCGCCAAAGGGCGCTGAGGGCGAGATGCAAGTAATGCGCTATACCGCTAGAGATCCTGGTTTTGGTGTTAGACCAGCACAAAACAATAGCCCAGACGAATTAAAACGTGTTGGTGATGATTATGCAATGGCTATGTACAGCCGTTACAAAGACCCAAAATTGGCTATGATTGCTTACAACATGGGACCAGGTGCTACAGATAAATGGTTAGCCGCTGGCGCTGACCCACGTAAACTGCCAAAAGAAACCCAAGGTTATATTCGTGGGGTTAACTTAGCTCAAGGCGGAGAAGTTAAGCATTTTTATAACGGCGGTACGATGGGCGGGTTTGGTGACGAAGATTATGGCATGGATGCATTGCGTGTCCAAGAAATGCAAGCCGCCAAAAAACGTAAAGAAGAAGAAGAGAAGCAAGAATTTTTACGAAACAGCGCTCCAGAATTGGCAGCAAAAAGAGCTGCTGCAAACAAGTCAACAAATAAAAACGTTCCTGTAAGTAGTAATTACCCTTCAGAACAAGAATTTAGAGATTTTGACCAAGCCGCTGCTTTGTTTCAAGCTGAAAACATGGGCAAAAATGAGCCAACACAAACTGTACAAGAAGCGCCTAAATCTCGTCTTGACGCAATAATGGAAAGAATGTTAGCTCGTGAAAAAGCAATAGACGCACAAAGAGGTGATGATAAAAACATGGCTTTGCTCACTGCTGGCTTAGGAATACTTGGCGGTTCATCTCCATATGCGTTTGAGAATATTGGTAAAGGCGCTTTAGCTGGCGTTCAAAGCCTTGGAGAAGCCAGAAAACAACGTGGCGCTGAACAAGCCGCCTTAGATAAGAGTATGTTGTACGCTACCCGCTATCAGGGAGCAGAGGACATTGCAAGACAGAATGCAGCCTACAACCGTGCTATGAAACAACAACAGTATGAGTTGGATCTTAAAAAATATGGCACTGAGCAACAAAAAATTGCTATCAATCAATACGAAACACACATTAATAATGCAATGAAATCATTAGATAAGAATACAGTCTTATCGGCTGATCCAGCGGCAAGAGCGGCTGCTGAAGACAAAATTGTTAATAGTCAAACGGCAAGGAATTTATACAGACGTGCTTATGGAGAAGACCCCGCAGGTGAAGCAAAAAGCAATACAATGAGGTTTGATTCAAAAGGTAAGCAAATAGCTGGATAACTATGCCAATTAATGCAGAACTCTTTGATGGGACTATATTAGAGTTCCCAGACAATACAGATCCGTCTGTAATTAGAGCCACTGCCGCTAGAATTACCGAAGAAAAACAGATAAAACAAAACACCAGTAACCTAGGCGACATTGCCACTGCGTTTAAACAAGGTGTTGTTGGAGCTGGTAAGTCCTTAACCGATGTAGCTGGTGCAGATAATGTTGCTTCTCAGTATCTTGGCGGCATTCAAGAAAGACTGGGAAAGCAATATAGACCTCAACGCATTGAGGAAATGCAAAAACGGCAACAGATTATTGATGAAGCCGTAAAGTCTGGTAGTACTTTAGAAGAAATTAAAGCCTATTTGGGCGGTGTAACTGAAGCTCCAGTTCAATCTATTGCTCAGGCAGTAGGTTCTTTTGCACCTTACGTGGCGGCAGGTGGATTGGGTGCTGGAGCTAGAGCGCTTAGTTTGGCAGCTCCTAGTGCTAGAGCTGTAAACACTGGCATTGGTGCGCTACAAGGCACTGGCGCAATTAAAGGCTCTATCTACGAAAACGTAAAGGCAGAGCTTGAGGCTCAGGGCGTAAGCCCAGAGGTAGCGGCTGAAAGAGCTTTGCAAGCCCAAGCGTACTCAGCGGAAAACGCTTCTCAGCTTGGTTTAGGGGCAGTTTTAGGGGCTGCGGCTGGTAGATACGGTGCAGAGAGTTTGGTAACGCCTGGCGTTGCAACCCGTTTAAACGCTAAGATGCTGCCAAGAGCAGCAATGGCTGCCGCATCCGAAGCTCCATTTGAGGGTCTACAAGCTGGTCAAGAACAATACGCAACCAATTTAGCTTTGGCTAGAGAAGGTATTGACCGAGATCCTATGCAGGGAGTTATTGGATCTGCCGCCAGAGATGCCGCTATAGGGGCTATTACAGCCGCTCCTATCGGAGCTATTAGCCGTGGTCAAACAGCGCCTTCTAAGCCTGTTTTAGAGCCTACAAAGGCACAAGAAAAGGAAGAATTAGCCAAGCAATCCGACCCTAACATCTACAACGATGAAGTGAAACAAAGTGCCCCTCAAATTGCGGCAGCGTTACTGCCCGAAATGAAGCGTTTTGGCTTGGAAAATGTGGGTTTAAAGGTCATGGATTCTATCGAAAACGGTAGAGCCGATGGTATGTGGGCTAATAACCTGATCCACGTAGCCCTAGACAAGCCTAATCCGATGGGGTCTATGCGCCATGAGTCTATCCATGCGCTACGGGAACTGGGCGGGTTTAAAGAGAATGAATGGTCAGCCTTAAACAATAAGGCTAAGGGCGAGTGGTTACAGACCTTTATCAAAGACACTGGTAAGTACGAGGAGTACAAGAAGATCTACCAGAAAGAAAATAAGACATTAGCTGGTTTTGACAGCTATATCCAAGAAGAAGCTATTGCCGAAGCCTTTAGGTACTTTGACAAGAATGGCGCTCCAGAAGGCATGATTGGTGCTATTTACGAGAAGCTTAAGTTGATGTTTGAAGCTATTCGCAACGGGTTTACTGGTGCTGGATTCCAAAGCGCAGACAGTATCTTTAGAAGTATTGAATCAGGCACAAGAGAGCAAGTAGCCCCAGCAGGTGAAGTGCTCAATCCCGCCCGATTCTCCAAGCCTGATACCCGCCGCCTTGACATGAACTTCAAAGATGTCACTAAGCGTGTACCAGAATTGACTGCTGCTGCAGAAAAAGTTGCCAATGGTGAAATGACTGCCGCTCAGTACGATAAGCTAGTTAACAGATATAAACCAATTCTTCCGTATGATTTTGTGCCGCAACCTACAACTACAGAAGATGCGCTAAATGCTTTAGACAAAAATCAACAATTAAAATACGGCAAAACTAATGAGATTCCTAAAGGACATCGAGTTGGTCTGCGTTTAGACATACCCGCCTATACCAATAAAGGTGCATGGATAAATTCTATTCACAATGAAGGCGATGACTCCATGCCTTTTGGGGTTACATATTCAAATGTATCAGCAGTAAAAAATGCCACATTTGAAATAAAAAATCCAGATTTGTTTTTAAATTACGCAAGAGCTGCAAAAGACAAAAAAGATAAAACAC